CTCATCGACGCGGCGTGCTCGGTGATCTACGGCGCCGACCAGAGCACCGGCGGCGTGGGGGCGATACTCGGCGCCGCCTACGCCGACGCGCTCTGGTGGCGCTTCTGCGCCGCGGCCACGTGGCCGGAGGTCGCGGAGGGCGCGGGGATGAGCGAGCGGTGGTGCAAGGACGCCGTTGGCGTGGCGATGGACGTCATAGACTCCTACGGGCTCGAGCGCATGAGCCGTGGGCTCGGGCTCGCTGAGGGGTAAGCATAAGACGTGTCGAGGGTATAATCGAGCTGCCGAATCCCGTCGGCATCGGAGGGGCTCGTCCGCGCGTGCGGGCGGGCCCCCTGTCTTTGCCGCATGGTCGCGGAATCTCTGCACGGTCCTGCACGGTCATGCCCGATGATGCCTGCGTGTTTGTGCTTACATGGCATCATGCGATTTCGACGCCCGCGGGGGATGGGACCTCGCGGGCGCCTTGCGAAAGGGGGCCTCATGACGAGCCTTCGCGAGATGGCGGAGATCGCCGCGCGCTACGACACGGCCATGAGCTGGGCCATGCTGCGCGC